CAGCGCATTACTACCGTTGGTAGCGTTTTGTGCCTCTGCCGCTTTTGTATATCCCGTGGACGGTGTAAGAGTTGAGGCATCGTCATCTATTGCACAAAATTGGACTAACGCACTGCCATCCGTTGCTATAGAAATAGACGGGGGACTTAAACTCGTTCCTGTTGCCGTTGCAAAGCTAGTGACCTCCGGGCTATCAACCGCCGCGTTCCTAAACGCAACCGCTGTCCATGCCTGAGCATTTGATGTGTACGACTGCCCCGTGTCAACAGTTGCGCCCATGATTTTGTATGCAGGGATATCAGTAATGCTGTTGTTGTTGTTTGACCCCGGAAAGTTGCTGTTCCAGCCATCCCAACCAGATGAAGACAATGTAAAAGAGCCCCCATCTCTAGAGGCATAAGTGATTACCAAGTCCCCTTCCTGAAGATCAGTGATCGCGCTAAAGCTAGGTGTTGATGTACCTGTTGCCGATGTTGCGCCAACAAAAGTTATTTCTGCGGCGGCGCCTGTTTTTGTCATCAAGAGCTTATGAAGTAGCACCGACAGAAGCCCCGTACAAAACGCCATTTACTTGCCACAGGTTAATGACGTTGTAACCCGTCGTTTCAAGCGTGGGTGCGGAGCCGCCGACCCATGTGGTGGTGGGCCACGTTACAGTGTATGCCGTGCCGTCATCGATCATCAGTATGACATAGTCGCCGTCAGCGAGAGACTCTGTAAAGGTGGTATTTGCGGCTAAAGTCTTGTACTGAATCGTTCCGTTTGTGGGATCTATGTCCGTCCCGGTTAGGTTGTACTGCTTTTCGTTTATGCCGCCTTGAAAGCTAGCCGTGCCATCAGCCTCTATAACGAATCGCTCTACAAATGCTCCGTTTAAGAACCTAATCTCATTAGCGTTAGTGGCGTGATCATCGCCATAGACAACAACCCCAGCACCTCGGTTATAGTCAGTGCCGCCGTAAAACGCAAACAACCCATCATCATCCGTCCCGTTGCTTGATGCCGCTACAAAATCTGTAAAATAGGACGTTCCACCTTCCTCAATGCCAGCGCCGTTTGATATATAAAGATTCCCGCCAAGACGGACATCGTTGCTAGCATCTTCATAAACAGCTTTGCCGGACGGATATGTGATAAACACATCCTTAGTTCCTGCTGACAAGTTGACCGCAGACCCAGCATTTGTTGAGGCTAAAACCGTAGTTCTTGTAAGGGTATTTCCTGCGCTTGCGTAGGTGCCAAGACCAACCTCCCAATCATTGTTGGTGTAGTCAACTATGGCGTAGTACGTTGTATCTGCGTCAGCAAGAGCGCTAGAAAATGCCACATAGTTTGTTTCTGCGCCACCGAGGGACAACGCACCCGTCCCTGTAGTGGTGGTTGTCTCTTTGACGCGATCCGCAATGACCAGCGCCATAAATCATGCAATCCGAATAATTGCGTTTGACGCATCCGCAGTTGGGAAAGTGATCGTAAAGTCCCCCGCACTGGATGACTGATCAGACCCAAAATCTAAAACAAGGACGGTGTCGGTCGTGCCGGTTCCGGCCCCCGTTGTCGTGTTGTATATAAGAGCACCCCTAGCTGTGATCGTTGCACTGCTAAAAGTTAAGTCTGCAAAGTCAGTAAGCGCCGTTGTTCCCGAGGTTGTAGGCGTGACGTTCGTCAGGGTTCCGCCACCGGCGGAATAACCCGTTCCAGCTACCTCATTGGTCGCTGTGTAGTCGGTTGTGCTGGCGTCAAAAGTTGCTGAGTTTGTATACATAGCCAGCTTGAAAGTGTCTCCCGTGCTGGCAGTAAAATCATGCTGTGCCTGAAGCAACTGTTGCTTGAAAGATGTGCACATGTAGTTTCCAGTAAATGCCATTAGAGTCTCCTTACGGCTTCCGCTAAGTCTTTTTGCCCCGCTTCTATGAGGGCGTTGAAAATGGTCGTTCTGTCGCTCTTTATCGCTTCTTTCATGTAAAAGACAATAAGCGCCTTTATGTTATTCCTGTACGCTAAGGCCTGATCCCTTATCACCGGATTAGCATCTGACGAAACAGAGATGATTTTGTCTAGGCATCTTTCCGCAACTTCCTCAGGGGTGAACCCCCTGTTGTTGGTTGTTGATACGGAGACGAAACCCGTCTGACTGTTACAAAAGTCCGTCATGTTCTGGCTTTTCTGACGCTCCCAGAGCGATAGCTATCAGTTGTGCTATAGCCCTCGCCAAGCTCCTCAAGACGGACCAAGGCCTCATTGTACTTTTGAATATACAACTGCATTAAGTCTTGATCGCCCTTCAGATAAGTATAGGCCTCGACAAGACATCCATAGAGAAGAGTTGACTCCGCGTTATCACCTAGCCAACTCGTCCCTGATGAGGCTGTTGTTATCGACTCAGGCTTGTAAAAATAGTGAAGCTCTACCGCATAAGCCTGATCCGGGGTTGGGCCAACAATGAAAAAGTCGTCATCAAATATGGCATACGCTTTTGGCGTGGCCTGTGTCCCGCTTGACGGATATACCTGTCTAATAAAGTTAACGTCCTTGAACAGAAGGTAGTCATACCCGCTGTTGTCTAAAGCTAGAGAGTATGGCGACAAGAAGTCTGTCGGTGCCGCCAAGTATTGATCTCCAACGCTCAGGGTGCCGGTTACATTCTTCCTAAAGGCCGGAAGCTGGGCGTTCTTTAAAATCTTGTCTTCGGCCTGAGTTATTATCAGTGACAAGTTATTAACAAAGCTGGTTTCGTTGGACTCAACGTAATCCTGTATGGCTTGCTTCAGGGTTGTAAATGTGAATGCCATTAACTCGTCTCCACCGTTACGCGCCCAACCATGCCTTCCATGTCCAGCCCCACAGTGCGACTACCCAAAGCACTATTACCGCCACCCACAGGGTTCCACGCAGATAAAGCCCTGCTTTCGACAAGATCTTTGTCCGGTCTAGGGTTTCTAAGCGCTTGAGCATCGCTCGCATTGATCTCTCCTAGTTTTAACTGCGGCTGATCTTGGTCAACAACATCCCGCCCTACCAAGAGACCATTCCATCGCCCGTCCTCAATCTGACGAACAAGATCTCTTAGGGGGTAGCGAAAGCCGGTTCTGTCACAAAACCCGAATGCTTTTTTGCCAGTTGTGTAGCTACTCATAGGTAGTTATACCCGCCGGGAGTGACATAAAGAGCCGCTTTCTCTCTCGATGCGTCTGCCGCAAGAGACCACTGCTCCTCATAAACTTGCTTTAGCTGGCCGACCAAGCCCATCGCCTCAGGTCTCTTGCTTGCTATCTGATAGGCAAGTCCGGCAACAAGACACGGAAGATACCTATCAGGAACATCCATATTGTTTGATCCGGGCTTGCCGCTGTCCTCTATTCGCTCCATATAATAATACGCAAACGTATAGCTCGTCGTTGCATCCGGCGTTGGCCAGAAATGAAGCGTGATATTGGATGGCTTTCTTTCAACATAAAACTGGAGAGGGCGCCCCTCTGTCAGCTTGTTGGTTTGATGGGCATACTGACTAACAGAGATTCTCTGCATGGTCAGGTCTGTCTGCTTTGATGTGTCTCCAGCATCAGTTCGCAAAAGCCCCTCAACAATGTCGAGCTTTTCTCCGGTCAAATCATACGATGATGTTCCGGCAACCAGCGCCATTGTCGTGTCGCGTACCGTCCAGAGGTTAAGACCCCTGTTTTGCCACTCAAGCATAAGAAGATCAAGGCTACGGCGAGCAGTCTTGTAATCGTATCCACTTCGCAACTCAAGCCCGGCGCGTTCAAATGCTTCTTCTACAATATCTGACAAGTCAAGAGTAAAGTTGTAAGTTCCGCTTGTCGCCATCAGGATTTCTTCCTACTCTTTTTCTTGCTTTTGCCAGCCTCGGAAAGGGCAATCGCAATAGCCTGCTTCTTCTTTGTTACTTTCTTGCCAGAGCCGCCAGACTTCAACTTGCCCTGCTTGAACTCTTTCATCACCTTCTTGACCTTGGAGCTAGGCGCATTCTTTACCTGCTTTCCAGTCTGTGCTCGACTAATGACCATTATTAGCTCCTAGTCTCCGGGCGGGAACGTGGCCATCTTCATGCTGGAGATTATCCAATCCTTTGGGATTGCTATCTCAGCATCGCCCTCGATTACCCTATCATCCTCAACAATGACATGAGGGCAGATAATTATCTTCTCCTCATCCTCATGAATTATTACGCCACAAGAAATCACTGTTGCAACGCTTTGATCTTTTAACTCTGACAGTGGCCTCCATCCTGCGTTGGAGCCGCCTACCGCATCTCTCCAGACAACTCGATGAATCGTTACCACTTTGCCTTGTCAGCCCAATAAGCCGCAGACATCTTCCCTTTCTTAATATTTCTTCGATGCCTTGCCTTGAAAGACTTTCTCTTTGCCTTCATGCGAGCTGACTCACCTTTCTTGGGCTTGCCCGCCGTTTTGGCCCCTTGCTCGCCAAACCGAATTACCTTTTCTTTGCCTCCCTCACAGGCTTTTACTATATGAGATTTTTTAGGGTGATTTGGCGTCCTGCGAGGTTTATTACAAGCCATCGACTTCTTATCAACCCTGCCCCCTTTCCTATAAAATCTCATGCCTTTTTCCTGTGCCTAGCCGTCTTCTTGGCAACCTTTGCAGGTTGCTTGGAATGTTGCTTGCCCTTCTTGGTATCCTGCCGTTTCTTTCGTGAGGTGGCGGCGTACTCGCTGGAGGAAAGAGACTTTATTGCCTTTTCTGGCAGATATCGCTCTCCCGTCGCTTTCGGCCCTTGAGTGCTTGGCTTTCCCGACTTTGTTCGCCACTTCTGCTTGGTCCAGCTTTTTAGCGATTTCTGGGGCTTTTTGATTGCCATCAGTCTTTGTATCCGCCGCCTTTTGACTTGTACTCTTTTGCAAGCATTTGCGCCTTGCGAGCACTCCACTGGCCGGGACTGCCTCCCTTGCCGCCAGCCTTGATCCTATTGAAGAGTTTCTTACGCATCCCCGGCTTTGTGTAGTTGCCGGA